CTCACAAAAATCCCCGGAGGGACAATTATATTTAGCACTTCTGACTTTTTCTATCAGGGCATTTTCTGGACTACAGTTGCCAACATTGTTAGGTTCGTCGTTTCAGTCTCCTTTTCGATATTTGGCTCCACAAACACTGGAAAAGTCTGGTCAATGCCTTGATAAAAAGTGTCATAAAACTATCAAACACGAAAGGAATAGTACACATGAGTAAGGAAAAAGTAGGGACTTCCCAACGAAAAGCACCTCCCGCGCGAACTCCGGAAGAGCTTGAGAAGCGTTGCATTAACTTAGCAATGACCGCTGCTGAAAAAATGCTAGAAGATGGCACAGCTCCTAACAGTATGATATTGCATTACTTAAAACTTGGTACAAGCGAAACAGAATTAAAGAAGATTAAGCTTGAACATGAAGCAAAGATGCTTGAAGCAAAGACCCAAGCACTTGAAGAATCAGTTAAGTATCAGCAAGTTGCAGAAGAAGCTATGGCAGCCTTCAAAGGCTATGGACCACAGTTCATGCATAACGACGAGGAAGAGTATGAGGAAACAGAATAAATCATATTTAGAGCTCATACAGTTACCAACATTCGAAGAGCGCTTAGAATACTTGATGCTCTATGGTTCAGTTGGAAGAGAAACATTCGGAAGAAATAGATATTTGAACCAAGCCCTTTATCATTCGCTTGAATGGGCTGATTTCAGAAATTCTATTATCCGAAGAGACAACGGATGTGATTTAGGAATAGATGGAATGTACATAGACAAGTACGCCATCATCCATCACATCAATCCAATTACAGAAGAAGATATTCTTAACAGAAATCCATGTGTGTTTGATAGAAACAATGTAATACTTGTGTCACATAGGACACATGAAATTATTCATTATTCTCCTAAGGTAGATAAGATGCTTTACGAGTTTGCTGACAGGAGACCTAATGATACAAAGTTATGGTAATCCTGAAAGGAGAAAATGAAATGGCAAAGAGAAGAAATAATGTAAATACTAAGCCTGCAACAGAAGAAGTCAACACAACAGAAAACTTCAAAACAGAGCCTGAGGCTGTTGCAGAAGAGAGGGAACCAGACGTATTACATGCCAAGGTTGCTAATTGCAAGAAAGTTCGAGCAAGAAAGAATCCTACTACAGAAGAGGACAATGTAGTTGACGAATTAGAGGAAGGAAAAGCAGTTATAGTGCTTGATTCATCAAATCCAGATTGGACTCGAGTAGAGCTAGCAGGAGGAACACGTGCTTGGATTATGTCAAAGTATCTTGAAGTAATCTAGGAGGTGGCTCCTATGGAAGATTTAAGAAACAACTCAATCCTGTCAGATGTTAAAAGCTCTTTAGACTATACTCCAGATGAAGTAGATGTTGAGTTTGACGGAAACATCATACGTAAAATTAATACAGCAATTGCAAGATTATCACAACTGGGTTTAGGCGAGTTAGGTTCATTCATGGTTAACGATGGAAGTGAAACCTGGAACGATATGCTTGGTGAGGACTACCAGTTTGTTTATGCATTTGCTGTTGAGTTTGTCGAAGTATCTGTTAAGCTCGCCTTTGACCCACCTCAGAGTGGAGCCCTTAAAGCAGCTTTAGATGAAGAGTATAAGACAGCTGAGTTTAACGTTACGACAGCAATTGAACTACATAATATAGAGAAGGAGGTCTAGTATGAATGACGAATTGTATCATCATGGAGTACGTGGCCAAAAGTGGGGGAAGCGTAATGGCCCTCCTTATCCTTTGAATTCTGAAGGAAAGAGTAATCTTAGAAAACAAAGAATGGATTCATATGGTAAAGGCGATTCTAAAACAGGAATGTCTGCCTTTATTTCACAGTTTGAAAATGAAAGAAGTTTAAATATTACACGTAAATACACTGAAAATGGAAAAGAAATAGTAGACAAGATGAATCCTAAAGAGGACCGTTGGTCTATAGGCAATATGAATGGTGGTTCTCAAAGCTTTAGTGAAGCTATAAACAATGTTAATCGAATGAGATCGCAGGAGCCTAATGCTTCTCAATGGCAGAATAATTGTGTTAATTGCTCTGTAGCATTAATAAATCGTAAAAAAGGTATTTGGGCAGGCGCAGGGCCTAACACTGATGGGGTTGCTAATGAGGCCATTGGATATTATTTCGATGGAACAAAAAGAGAATCACCATCATACGATAAGGTTGAAGAAACCATCATGGCACATGGACCTGGTTCATATGGCGTCATGGGAACTAAAACTAAATTCGGTAATGGTCATGAAACAGTATGGGAAATAGATGAAAACAATAATCTGTCTATATACGACGCTCAGCCGATTGGCGGAAAACACTATAAGTCATTCGCTGAGTATAAAAATACTTTAGGTGTTGAAGATTGGGGAGGAACAAGTGTTTACGATCTAACAAATGCAACACCAAATCTTACAAATCAATTTGAAGATCATGCCATATACCCAGATTCCGTAGGATATAGTACTACTTGGAGAACTAAAGATAGACAATATTATGGCTATTCTAAAGAAGAGGTACCATATCTTGAAGATCGAATGCGAATGTATGGTTTAAAGTAAAAGTGGAGGTGAACTAAATAATGATTACAAAAGAACAAGCTTTTTCTATTATTAGAAAAGAAAAGCCAAATCATAAAATTACCACCTCTTACGAATTTCCAGATAAGTTTGCATTCGTAGTTATGCCTAAAGATGCAGACCCAGACACTTTTATTTGTACTGGAACATTCGTTATGAAGAAGGATGGTAGCATAAAATATGGAATGCCAACTGTTCAAGAGATGGAACATGCTGTGCCAATAAAAGAAGAAAACGAACTAAAGCATCATGGTGTAAAAGGAATGTCTTGGGGAAAAAGAAACGGTCCTCCTTATCCATTAGATGCTGAAGGAAAAGCTTCATTACGGAAACAAAGAATGGAGTCCTATGGCAAGTCTATAACTAAAGGTGGCGACTATTCAGGTCCTAGCTATGATACGGTTTCTGCTAATAATACTACAGAAAATAGAGTAGATGTAAAACAGAAAAAAAAGCGTAGCTTATTTAATCTTGGTAAAAAAGATAAGAATAAAGGCAACAAAGAATCTGCAATATCTAAAAAAGAAACCGCAACAGAAGAAGAAATCAAACAACGTAAAGAGAAAGTCATTAGAGACGGAAACGTACAAGAGGCCTTTAGAAATAGAGAACAGTACACTGATGCTGAATTAGAAGCTGTCAAAACAAGATACATTTTGAATCAAGACATCGCTTTTTTAGCAGAATCAGACAAACAGTCAGGTATGCATAAGGTTAATAGTATAGCTGCTAAAATGGAAACAGTTAATAGATTGACCAATGCTGTAGCAGTTGGAGCAGCAAATCTTGCAAAGATATACAATGTAGCAGCCCCTTTAATTAATCAAGCTAATGGTACAAATACGCTACAACAGATACCAACCGGTAATTTAGCACAGTATCAAGGTGGAGGTGGAGTTCCAGGCGGCATACCATCTGGCAAGAAAAAGAAAAAGAAATAAAAATCAAAATGGGAAGGTAATTGTTTATGGCATTATCTAACACCGCGACTCCACGCTATTATGGAGAGTTTAGGGATGCCGTAATACGAGGCGAAATCCCAGTCTGTCGAGAAGTATCTCTTCAGATGAACAGGATTGACGACCTTATCGCCGACCCTAGATACTACTATGATGATGAAGCAGTAGAAGGTTTCATCAGATATTGTGAGAATGAGCTCACATTGACTGATGGTTCAGATCTTATACTTCTACCTACTTTCAAAGTTTGGGCAGAAGACATCTTTGGATGGTACTACTTCACAGAACGTAGTGTATATCAGCCTAATAAGAATGGATTAGGTGGACATTATGTAACTAAGCGAATTAAAAAGCGTTTAGTTAATAAGCAATATCTTATAGTGGCCAGAGGTGCTGCTAAATCTCAGTATGAATCATACGTTCAATCTTACTTCTTGAACATTGATACCGCAACAACGCATCAAGTTCATACAGCTCCTACCATGAAGCAGGCAGAGGAAGTATTGGCTCCTATTAGAACTTCAATCATGAAGTCTAGAGGACCTTTATTTAAATTCCTTACTATGGGCTCGCTCCAGAATACTACTGGAAACAGAGCAGATAGGCAAAAACTGTTCTCTTCAAAGAAGGGTATCGAGAATAACATTACAGGTTCTCTACTTGAGATTCGTCCAATGACAATCGACAAGCTTCAGGGCTTAAACTCAAAGATCAATACAGTTGATGAGTGGTTATCAGGCGATATCAGAGAGGATGTTATCGGTACTTTAGTTCAGGGTGCTGGTAAGAACGATGATTATCTCATCTTGGCAGTAAGTTCAGAGGGTACAACAAGAAATGGCCCTGGTGACGACATCAAGATGGAGCTTATGGAGATTCTAGAGGGCAATTACTACAACCCTCACACCTCTATTTGGTGGTATAAGCTTGACGATATCTCAGAAGTTGGAAATCCTGAGATGTGGGAGAAAGCTAACCCTAATATCAGATACCTCGACAAGTATGAAGAGTATCAACTTGACGTAGACAGAATGGAGGCAGCTCCTTCTACACGTAATGACACTCTTGCAAAGAGATTTGGTATACCTATGGAAGGCTATACCTACTTCTTTACATACGAAGAGACTATACCTCACCGTCACAGAGACTTCTGGCAGATGTCTTGTGCTCTTGGTCTTGACCTTTCACAAGGAGATGATTTCTGTGCTTTCACGTTCCTCTTCCCACTTCAAAATGGAAAGTTTGGAATCAAGGTAAGAGCTTACATCTCAGAAAGAACAATGATGAAACTTTCTCCATCAAAGAGACAAGAGTATGAGAAGTTCTTAAATGAGGGTAGTCTAATGGTTATGCCAGGTACAGTTCTTGATATGGCTGACGTCTACGATGATTTGGATAAACATATCATCGAGAACGAGTATGATGTCGAGACTGTAGGTTATGACCCATATAACGCTAAGTACTTTATTGAGCGTTGGGAGAGAGAGAACGGTCCGTTTGGAATTGAGAAGGTTATCCAGGGAGCTAAGACAGAGTCGGTTCCATTAGGAGAGCTTAAGAAGTTATCAGAAGATAGAGCACTTCTATTCGATGAACAGCTTATGAAGTTCTGTATGGGTAATGCTATTACTCTTGAAGATACAAACGGCAACAGGAAACTATATAAACGAAGAGCCGATGAGAAAATCGACTGTGTAGCTAGTACGATGGATGCTTATGTTGCATATAAGATTAATCAAGAAGCTTTCGATATAGCAGCTTAGGAGGAAAAATATGGAAGATTTCGATAAAGAGCTTCTCCATTACGCTAAAGGCCAAACTAAGAAGAACGCTAAGTACAAGTCTCGTAAGATGGTCAATGGCAAATGGGTTTATGATTATGGTTATGATTATGGTAATAAGAAATCACCTTATCAAAAAGGTGCCGAAGATTATGCTGATTACCCAAAGGCGACAAACAGTAATGATTCTATAGAATCTGTTACCAAATTGGCCAAAATGTCAGATGACCTTGCTCGATTCGCAAGCCGGAACGATGATCCATACAATCGTGAAAGACTGCATTATTTAGCTAATAGACACTATTCGGCTGCAGAGTCAGCCAAACGACAGAAAAACTCTTGGCAGAGAAAGTTTAATGAGAAGCACTATAATTATAAGGCCAGCGCTAGATTTAATAAAGTTAAGGCTAAAGGCAAAGCCTTGATAAAAAAGTACATAATAGGCGAACCTGGAAAAGTGTACCCTGTAAATTCAGCAAAAGAAAAAGCAGAATACGAAAAAATAAGACGAAAGAATATGAGTAAAGGCCGTAAATTTATAGAAGATTATATCATAGGCCGGGAAGGTAAAGTGACGACTCATTAAACATTAAACACCTGAAAGGGATGAATTATGAAAATAACCGAAAGATTTAACAAAGGTTGGAATGCTTTCATGAACAAAGACCCAACTGAACCAATTGACCTATCTACACCGGTCTACTATGGAGCATCTAACCCCGGAACAGTCAGATTCTATAGAGGAAATGACCAGTCTATTGTAGATGCTCTGATTAATAAGATAGCTAACGATGTAGCTTCAGTAGAAATTGTTCACTGTAAGTTAGACGAGACTGAACGATATGAAGACAAGATTCCAGGACCTATACAGGAATGCTTAGAAGTACAAGCTAACATCGACCAAGCAGCTACTGCATTCAGGCGAGACTTAGCTATAAGTATTCTAGAATGGGGTGTTGCAGCTGTAGTGCCAATTACGACAGATGATCCAGAAGAGGATAATCCGGGCTACTATGCAGGTAGAAAAACAATACCCGTTTCTAACATGCGCGTTGGACGTATAGTTCAGTGGAATTGCCAGAAGGTACAAATAAACGTCTATGACGAATGGCACGGCGACAGAAAAGACATCTGGGTTGACAAATCAGCAGTTTGCATTATTGAAAACCCATTCTATGATGTAATGAATAAACCTAACTCGGCTCTGAGACGATTAAAGAACAAACTTAGACTCTCAGATATTATGGATGAGCAATCAGCCAATAATAAGTTTAATCTAATCATTCAGATGCCTTATTCTATCAAGACTCCTGCAAAGGAAAAGATAGCGGAAGACCGTATAGCTAAGCTTGAAAAGCAGCTTACTACTTCTGGATATGGTATTGGTTACATAGATGCTACAGAGCACGTAACACAGCTCAATCGAGCTCTAGATAATCACATTTTAGACTCAATTGAATATTACCAGAAGATGGTTTTCGACCAGTTAGGCCTTACACCTGAAATCCTCAATGGTACTGCCACAGAGGAACAGATGAACAATTACTACACTCGTACAATCGAGCCTATTTTGGTTGCGATTTGCGAGGAATTGAAACGAAAGTTTCTATCCAAGACAGCTCGCTCTCAGAAGCAATCTATAGAGTTCTACAGAGATCCATTCAAGCTCTTACCAGTTACTCAAATACCTGAAATCGCAGATAAAGTAACGCGAAATGAAATTATGACAAGTAACGAAGTAAGACAGGCAATTGGTATGAGGCCGAGCAAAGACCCAAGAGCTGATGAATTACGTAATAAGAACCTTTCTGAAGCTAAGGGCGAAGAGCATGTTGACATAAACGGACGAGAGTTCGACAACAGTCAGCAAGAAGAAATCTAAGAAGGAGGAAATTCAAAATGGCAAGTAAAGGATTTGACATTAGTGGCATGGCTACTAAGTACAACGTCCAGTGCGCCGATGGAAGGATCATCCGAACAGGTGCTTTTGCTGATATGGATGGTAAGAGAGTTCCTCTTTGCTGGAATCACGACCATTCAGATCCAGACAATGTTCTCGGATATGCTGTTCTCCATTCACAGGAAGATGGCATGAGAGCAGATGCATATTTCGATGATACAAACTCACGAGTTAAGGGCGTTAAGTCAAAGCTTCGCATGGGTACACCAATGACATTCTCTATCCATGCAAACCAGCTTAAGCAGGCTGGCAACGAAGTAATTCACGGAGTTATTCGTGAGGTTTCATTAGTTCTCGCAGGTGCCAATCCAGGAGCTGTTATTGACCATATGGCATTAGCACACTCTGATGGATTCTGGACAGAAGAGGAAGCAATTATCACTTTCCCTGATGAGATTCAGCATTCTCTTGATTCCGTTGAACCTGAGGATCCAGAAGAGCCAGAGGAGCCTGAAGAGAATGAAGCGTCAGAAGAAGGCGAGCTTGAGCACGCTGATGATGACAAAAAGAAAGAGTCAGAACCTGAGAAGGATGATGACGAAGATGAGGAAACAATTGAGGATGTCCTCAACAGTATGACAGATAAGCAACGCGATGTCACATTTGCTTTAGTGGGCATGGCTGCAGAAGAAAAGGAAGGAGAAAAGGAAATGGCACACACAAACATTTTCGAAGAGAATGGCGCTGTTAAGCAGTCACACTCTTTAACACATGCTGATAAGATGCAGATTCTTGAGTATGCTGATGCTGAGAAGAGCTTCCAGAGAGGTCTTCAGAGATGGGCAGAGGAGAATCTTGAGGAAGGTGATGAGCTTTCACACGGTGGAATCGATGCTGAAGCTTTCACATACCTTCTCCCAGAATTCAAGAACGTTAACGGTGAAGGAAACCGTGACCTCTGGGAAGATGACATCGAGTGGGTTGGTGAAGTTGTAAACGGAGCCCACAAGGTACCATTCGCTCGTGTTAAGACAGAGACAATTGACGCTCGTGGTCTTTACAGAGCTAAGGGCTGGAAGAAGGGCAATAGAAAGACTGAGATGGGTGACGCTAAGATTCTCCACAGAGAGACAACACCTACTATGGTTTATGCTAAGCAGCAGGTTAACCGTCAGGATATCCTTGACCTCAAGGGCAACTTTGAGTATGTTCCATTCATTCGTCAGACAATGCAGAAGGCTCTTAAGTTTGAGCTTGCATACGACACATTATTTGGTGATGGTCGTGAGGAAGGTGATGACGATAAGGTACGTGAGGAGTGCATCAGACCAATCTGGAAGGATGATGATATGTACACAATCCACGTAGATCTTGATGTTGATGCTATGGCAGCTTCTCTCCAGGGTACAGATACTCAGACATACTTCGGTGAAGGATTCGTTGAGTCTGAAGCTATGATTAAGGTTATCCTTGATACCCTTATTGACTACAGAGGATCAGGCAACATGGTTGCTTTCATGGACCCACGCGAAGTTAACAAGCTCCTTCTCGCTAGAGATAGAGATGGTCACAGAATGTATAAGTCTAAGGCTGAGCTTGCTACAGCTCTTAACGTTCGTAAGATTGTTGAAGTACAGCAGATTGCTGAACTTGAGCCACGTACAGCTGGTGAAGGTAAAGACGCTAAGAAGAAGCAGCTTGTAGCCCTTATGGTTAACATGAACGATTACGCTTACGGTAACGTTTCTGGTGGTGAGGTTACTCACTTCGAGAACTTCGATATCGATTACAACAACTACAAGTACCTTGATGAGACATACCTTTCAGGTGCTATGCGTAAGATTAAGTCTGCAATCGCTATTGAGATTGACGTTACAGATTCTTTTTAGATAGTGTCACAGTAGAAGCCGAATCTGCTGACACAACAATACTTGGAAAGTCAGTTTCTGATTTGCAATCTAATGTTGTAGTATCAGGAACTGCTATTTCAGGTACTTTGAAATATGTTGACGGCTATACAGGATTCTCATCAGATGAGTCACTCCAGTCAGGTAACTTCTTGGCTGTTAAGTTCTCTGACATTGACGAGAATGCAACATCACTTAAGGTTGGTATCCAGCCTTCAAGCATTGGTGCTGACTTGGTTGAAGCCATTGACGATCCAGATGGCAATGCAGTATTCCGTGTAACTGATAAAGATACACAGAAAGTTGTTGTTAAGATCTCTGATGGAACACACACTAAGACTCAGACTTATAGCTTAACAGGCCTTACACTTGAGGGTGAAGAGGTAGCAGGCTAATTTCAAAATGGAAAGTATTTAAGATGGAGGAGACATGGCTAAGTACAAAGGATTAATCGGTTTCGTTAGAAACGAAGAGAGAGAATCTGGTATCTGGGAAGATGTTGTTACTGAGAAGAAATACCGAGGCGATATTCTTAAGAACAATCAACGCTTTACTGTAGGTAACACCACTAGCGGTGATCTTAAGATTACAAATCAGTTTTCTATAGTTGGTAATAGTTATGCTTTTGACCATATCTCCGACATCAGATACTTAGAATGGCGTGGAAATAGATGGGTGGTCGATACAGTGGAAATCGAGTACCCTCGTTTAGTTATAACTATAGGAGGATTGTACAATGGACCACAGGCCACAACTACAGAAGACGCTGGAGAGTATTAAAGGTGTGAAAAAAGTATACTTTGACCCACCTGTTGGTACTCGCATGGAATATCCATGCATCAGATTCAGCCTAGCAGATAGAACCGCTATATTCGCTGATGATAAGAAATACATTAAAGGCGAGAATTTTACCATAACTTTTATAACAAGGGATGCAGTATCAGCTACTGCTGTTCTTGACCAATTAGAGGAGCTAGATTTCTGTAATTTCGATAGACCATATGTAGCTGATGGCTTGCATCACTATGTTTACACTAAAAACTATTAGGAGGAAACCATTATGTCTAAATTAGTTTGGGACGAAGTTGGCAAGAGACTCTTCGAAGCTGGTGTTGAAGACACTGCCATCTTCCCTATGACAGGAAACACTTATGGTTCAGGCGTTGCTTGGACTGGTATTACAGCTTTCAATATCCAGCCACAGGGTGGAGAAGCTAACAAGTACTACGCTGATGATATTCACTATATCACAGTATACTCTGCCGAGACAGCTGATTTCACTATTGAAGCTTACACATACCCAGATGAGTTCAAGGCTTGCAATGGCGAGGCTTCACTTGTTAAGGGTGTTGTTATCGGTCAGCAGACACGTAAGGCTTTCGGTGCTGCTTTTGTTAACCTTGTAGGTAACGATACAGAGCTTCAGGATTACGGTAAGAAGCTTACTCTCGTTTATGGTTGCCGTGTTTCACCTTCAGAGAAAGGTCACAGCACAATTAACGAGAACCTTGAGCCTACAACAATGAGCTGGAGTGGAACAACAACACCTATTAAGGTTGAGGGACACAAGGCTACTGCTACTTGTGAGGTAGATTCTACAGTTGTAGGAAAGGCAGCATTCCAGGCAGTATATGATGCTGTGTATGGTACAGCTGATACAGAGCCTAAGATGCTAACACCTGAAGAAGTTGCTGATATCGTAACAAAGGCAACCCAGGGGGAATAGTTGACCTCACAGTTAATGCCGAGGCTGCTGAGGTTGAACTTTTCGGCAAGCTCGTATCTGATTTACAGTCAGGAGTAGCTATTACTGATAATGCTGTAACTGCAGGTACATTAGCTTATGTTAATGATTACACAGGTTTCTCAAGTGATACCGATCTTCAGAAGGGTAACTATCTTGCATTGCATTGGAGTGACCCAGATTCTAAGATTACATCACTTAAGGTCGGTCTTGTACCATCTTCAATCGGTATGGATCTCGTTGAGGTTATTGACGATCCTGATAGAAACGGTGTATTCAGAGTTACAAACAAGAATACTCAGGTATTCAAGATTGTTCAGTCTGACGGAGTTAATACTCATGAACAATCAATTAGTCTAAGAGGTCTTACTCTTGCTCCAGAAGTGGAAGGCTAATATTAATTAATTAGATATTGTGTTGATACTGAGGGGGGCTTTCTACAGCTCCCTCTAATTTTTATGTATAAAAGGAGACGACTATGTATACAGTAGAGAGAACATATACAAATTTTAATGGAGACGAAGTTAACGGTGTATTCCGTTTCAACCTTACTGAGGCTGAGCTTTCAAAGCTATACCTTGTAACAGAAGGTGGCCTTGAAGACTATATCCAGAAAATTACAGAAGAGCATGACAACAAGAAGCTTATTGAGATTTTCGAGCAGCTTCTTGACATGTCTTACGGTGAGAAGACAGCTGATGGTGACTTCATGAAGAGCCCTGAAATCCTTGCTAAGTTCAAGGCAAAGGCTGTTTATTCAGACCTTTATATGGAGTGGCTTACCGATGAGAAAGCGGCCGCTGAGTTTATTGCAGGTATTACATCTGGTATTAAGAAGAAAGAAGCAGCTATGCCTCAGGACCACAAGAAGGCTGAAAAGGTTACATCTATTAATAAATAATAGCAGGAGGTGGTGTTATGCCTCTTACTATAACAATACCTGGTGGAGAATTATTTAACAATGATACAGGCAAATTCACAGATTTACCTTCTGAGAAACTTGTCTTAGAACATTCATTATTGTCAATTTCAAAATGGGAAGGAATTTGGAAGAAACCATGGATTAATGAAGACTATGACAAGACTAATGATGAGTTGTATAGCTATTTGCAGTGCATGACTATCAAAGGGAACGCATCAGATGAGGTTATCAGTCGTATTACTGCGGATGAGTATATGCGGGTATTAGATTACATCAAAGATCCTATGACAGCATCATCGGTAAAGAGAAAAAAGAAAAGCAATGTATCACAGAATTACATCACATCAGAGTTAATTTACGCTTGGATGACATCGTATCAGATACCTTGGGAAGCACAGAAATGGCATCTTAACAGGTTGATGATGCTGATTAATATCTTAGATGAAATGAACGAGCAAGCAAATCCTAAGAACAAGAGGTCTGAAGCACAGCTTGTTAGAGATTATGCTAAGCTTAATGAGGAGAACAAGAAACGCTTCCATATGACTAAAGGGTGACAACTATGGCTAATAATTTAATAACCGTGGAACAACACGGAGGATTCAAGAAAGCTAATTCATGGCTTGAAAAATGTTTAGAGTTGGCTAATTTAGGTTGGCTTGATAAATATGGAAGAAAAGGAGTAGAAGCCTTATCTACAGCTACTCCAAAAGACACAGGTTTAGCTTCTCAATCATGGTCTTATGAGATTCATAGAGAACCTGGAGAAGTAAGAATTGAGTGGCATAACGATGATATTGAACATGGTTTTCCTGTTATTATTGGTATCCAATATGGACATGCCACAAAAAGTGGAAGTTGGGTCGAGGGTGTGGATTTCATTAATCCAGCCCTACGGCCTATTTTTGATGAAATCGCAAATAACGTTTCGAAGGAGGTGAAGAGGCATTGAGCAATACAATAGACACTAATGTTGTCCAGCTCAAGTTTGACAATAAGCAGTTTGAGGAAAACTGTAAACAGTCAATGAGTACTCTGGAGAAACTTAAACAGAAAATAAACGAGTCTACAAGTGGCAATGCATTGAATGAACTTAATAAAGCTGATTTCACACACCTTTCTAAATCGGTAGATGCTATTGCCAATAGATTTACATTTCTTGGTAATACAGCCTTTAAGATTAAAGATAGGATAAGTGATGCATTCCTTGGAATGGCTAAAACCCTAGCTACAACCGTCCCAAACATTATCAAAGAGGGTGGTTGGGCAAGAGCCATGAACATTGAACAGGCTAAATTCCAATTGGAAGGCTTGCATGTTGCTTGGCAGGATATTAAAGGTGATATCGAGTACGCTGTAGACGGAACCGCATATGGTTTAGATGCAGCTGCAAAAGCAGCTTCACAATTAGTAGCTTCAGGAGTTCAAGTTGGTGATTCAATGAAGAACGCCCTACGAGCTATCTCAGGTGTTGCTGCTATGACTAATTCCGAATATGAAGCTATATCACCAATATTTACCACTGTAGCTGGTCAAGGTAAAGTAATGACTATGCAGCTTAGACAGCTTGAGAATAGAGGTCTTAATGCTGCTGCTACGATGGCTGAGTATTTTAAAGGTGTTATGAACGGTTCTATCGAGGCAAGTGACTCTGTAAAAGCACATGTTGCTGAAATAACAGCACAGTTTGGATACGGAGAAGCCGCTGTTCGTGATATGGTTACAAAGGGCGTTGTAGATTTTAATACTTTTAGTAACGCTATGGATAATGCATTCGGTGAACATGCGAAAGATGCTAACCGTACATTTACAGGTGTTACTGCTAATATTAGAGCAGCTCTTAAAAAGATAGGTGCTGACTTCTCGACTCCTATCATTGAACAAGATGGACCTGTAGTTCAAGCTTTACAGAAACTAAGAGAGAGAATCAATGATGTCAGAGCTTCTCTTGGACCTTTAAATAAAGTTTGGACAGAATTTGTTTACAGATATGCTCATGATGCTAAGATTCTGCTTCAGAACATGGATATGAGCTTTATGAAGAATGTTGCTCAAGGTTTAGCCAACATATTTAAGAGCTTAGTATCAGTAGTTGATGCTGTAAGATACGCTTTTGCTGATATATTCCTTAACGGTAAAGGAATTAAAGGCATAGGAGATATGGCTAAAGCCTTCTCTGATTTTACAGCTAAAATGGCCCTTTCCAATTCTGAAATGGAAGACTTAAGAGCAACTGTCAGAGGTTTCTTATCAGTTGGAGATATCCTAGTTACTATCGTTAAGCAGATATTAGGTGCAATTCTAAACATTAAACCAGAATCTGTTAATATCAGAGAAATTATATTAAAGATTACTGGCACAATCGGTGACCTTATAACATACGTTTCTCAATTAATAAAGCAGACAAATATTATTGAGCCTGCTATTAAGGGTATATCAAATGTTCTTAATGTGTTGATTAGTCTGACAGCAATAGGCATAGACAGAATTATAGCTCTGGTTAGTTATATTTCTAGATTAGAGATTGTGCCTAAAATTATCAATGGTATCGAAACAGCAGTAAAAGCACTAATTGGTGGCGTTGCGCTATTAACATCATCAGTTATAAGGCTTTTTAATGGCGGAGTCAAAGAACTGCCTAATATATTGCATAAGGTATCTACTGGCTTAGGTGAGATTATATCTTGGCTATCTAGCATACCAATCATTAATTCAGCAGTAGATGCAGTCAAGAGATTGACCGATGCATTTATGAACCTTATTAATCCAAAAGTTAAAGATGATAATGGATTAGTAAAGACAGTTACTATTGTTGATGATGCTGTAGCTTTAGCTGGACCACCTATCCAAAAGGCTACTAAATTAGAAGGCTCTGTTAATAAACTTGTTGCCATTAAAGACAAATTAGTGGACTTTAGTAAAGGTGTAGTTACTTTTGTTAAGAACCTTGACTATGGAGCAATAGCTGCAGTTGCATTCACTGTTGCTATAGCTGGTATCGGTTATAAATTAGCACAGACAATGCAAGCAGTATCTGAGACATTTTCAGCTACTAACAACGCAATAAATCAAGTAGCTGGTGTCATAGGAAGTTTAAAGAACAGAAGTATCATGGAACTTATATTTGGTAAACATGAAGAACCAAAGAAACAGAGCCATTTTCTTCTAGAATTTGCAGCTGCTATAATCGCTGTAGCTGGTTCTCTTAAATTATTATCTACTATCGATAACAATAAACTTGAAGAAGTAGGATTAATGCTTGGTAAGGTAGGGCTTGGAGTAGCTGGATTAGTTACACTTCTCACTATTTTACAGAAGGTACTTGGTAAAGGTGAAGCATTAGCGATTTCTGGTGTGCTATTCTCAATATCAGGTTCTATAGCTTTAATGGTAGCTGCATTAGCAGCCGCAACCGCAATAGATTATACGAATATCCAGAAAGCAGGAGCCGCTATATTCCAGTTGTCTTTGGTTATTAGCGGTATGGCCATTGCTTTATCAGTATTAGCTCCAAGGTTAAGTAAAGGTGCTTTATCACTTATTGCTATGGCATGGTCTATTAAGATATTAATAGGTGCATTAGATACATTAGCACATTTACAAATAGAAGCAAGACTTACACAACTTGGTGGAAGGAAACTATGGGCTAAAGGCGGAGCACTAGTAGTTCTAGCGTCTGGTCTTGTGCTTGTTTCAGGAATCGCTTCTAAATTAGGTACTAATTCACTTATTGGCATAGTTGCAGCGTTGTTATCTCTCAAAATGATAATACCACTTGCTAATTCAGTAGCTAAACAGATTCAAAACAGTATATTTGCTGAAATTTGGAATAACATGGTTGAGTTCTTTGTGAACATCAAGTCTAATCATCCAAAGATTTGGGCAGGAGCTTTAGCGTTCTTAGCAATTACAGGTATTATATTATCTATTATAGGAGCAATTAAGTTAATAGGTAAAGCTATAAGTAGTATAGGCGGAGTAGCTGCTGGCATGCAAAAAGAAGTTGGTAAATTTGCCGGATTACAGAAAGCTTTATCAAGATTAGCATTGGTACCAGTAATAGTCGCTTTAACTGGTATGATGGTAGCTATTGGTGTTATGGCTGTTGTAATTGGAAAGATTAAATTGCCATATTTAAACCAGGCTATATGGATTATGGCGGCTATAAGTGGCATATTCTTAGCTTTAGCAGCTGTAGTTAAGGCTTCAAGAGAATCTAATCCAATTGCTATAATAGGCGCAATGGTTGGTATCACAATGTTATTCTCTGAACTTATAGTACTTACATTGCTAGTAGAGAAACATTGGGCTGGTATGTTAGTAGCTTGTACAATGATGGCAACTATCATGCATGAGATGTCAAACGTGTTCGATTCAATAGCAGAAGCTAGTGAGACAAATGCTAAGACATTAGTTGCTATAGGTATGATAGCTGTTATTGTAGCAGAGCTTGGTGGTATTATGTACCTACTGTCTCAGCAAGATTGGAAGTCAGTAGCAGCTTCTGGTGCAGCAATGTCTGCCTCAATGATAGCTTTTTCTAAGATGATTACAACAATTGGTTCTACAGGCCAGAGCTTTACTAAGAATAAATTCTTAGCAATCGCTGAATGCGCAGCTGTATTACCAGTAATAGGTGCTTCGTTGACATTGGCATCATTATCTCATGATTGGACAGCTATATTAGCCGCTGGTGGAGCAATGTCTGCTGTTATGATTGCATTTGGAGCAATGATGCAAATTGTTGGCAAAACTAAATGGAACGCTGGTGCTTGGTCAGCTATTGGAGCAATAGCAGTATCAGCAATAGCAATAGGAGCTGCTTTATCAATAGCTACATTATCTCATGATTGGACAGCTATCTTGGCTGCTTCAGCAGCTATGTCTTTAGTTATGGGCGTATTCGGTGGTATGGCTGTATTACTAGGCAACGCTTCAAATCTTGTAGCTTCATTTCTTATGATGGCCACTGTAGCAGTAACAGCAGTAGCTATTGGAGCTTCTTTGGCAATGTTAGCTCAGTATCCATGGCAAGATGTGTTAGCAGCCGCTGGCATTATGGCTGGATTGATGGGCGTTATTAGTTTGCTCGCTATAGGTTTAGGTGCGATAGCACCATTAGCTATACCTGGAGCAATAGCATTAGACTTGATTGCTGTAGCTATGTTAGGAGTTGCGACTAGTGTTTCAATATTATTAGGTTCACTTACGACGTTCTTACCAGTTGCAGATGCATTTATAGGTTCTGTACTTGGAACACTCGTTGGATATTCTGAACAGTTACCATCTACTGCTTTAGGACTAGTAGAGTTAGCAGGTGGATTAGCGTTAGTAGGAGCTGCAGGTCTTGCACTTGTAGCAGGTGCACCTGGTTTAATCTCAGCTTCAATTGGACTAAATTTATTAGTTCCAGCATGTCAAGGACTTAACGACGTTAATCTAATACCATTAGCTGAGGGATTGGCAGCTCTTGTAGTTCCTGGCTTGGCTATGGGATTGGTTGGTCCTGCAATGATAATTGGTGCAGCTGGTCTTACAGCAGCTTCAGTAGCCATCGGCTCATTTAGTACAGCTTTACTAGGTTTAGCTGTTTCAGTGCCACTAGCTTTAAAGTCATTCGACTTAATTAAACAGAAAGCTGAAGAAGCAAAGAAATGGGGTAATGACCTCGTTCAGAACTTCATAAATGGTATCTCTGAGAAACTTGGTCAGCTTAGGGCTATGGCTTCTAGAATGGCTCAGACTATCAAAGATTATATTCACTTCACCAAACCAGATAAAGGTCCTTTATCAGATGCCGATACATATGGCAGCGACTTTGTGAAGTTATTCGCTAGTAGTGCAGAAGGTGCGTTTCCTAGTCTTAAGAATATGGCAAGTGATATGGGCTCTATTCTTAAAGACGGAGTTTCTGGAATAGACATGTCTAGTATTGGTGAGAGTCTTGGTATTGACCTAGGCAGTGGTGCAGAATCTGGTTTGACACCATTCTTGAATAAGATTAAGAGCGAGTTAGCAAGTGTTCGTAGCCAGTACTCAACAATTTCTAAGAACGGTAACGTTAATAGAGGTGCTATGGCTGGTGGTCCATCACTTCTTACTCAGAAACTCGTAGACGAGCGTAAAGCAGCGAAAGAGGCAGCAACCGCTAATAATGACTATGCAACATCTACAGAAGGTGCTGGTAAAGGTTCATCTAAAGCAGCTAAAGAAGTTGATTATCTCACAAATGCTTTTAAGACATTTGAAAAGGGTACAAAAGTATCTCTTGGCAACATGATTAATAACATGGCTGAGAACTACAAAGCAACTGCTGAATGGGCTAGAGATGTAAAGACTTTAATGGGCAAAGGCTTTGACAAGTCTATCACTGACTGGATTCAGAAGATGGGCGTTGGCGGCCATGAGACTGTTAAGGCTTTCATGAATGCTTCTGCAGAAGAGACAGCCGCTCTTAATACTATGGCTAAAGAGTATATGACTCTTGATGAAGACGCTAAGAAGTATATTGAGGGTGATTACGAAGCGTTCGGAACCAAGATTTCACAGGCTCTTGAAGGCGGGCTTATTACTTATAGCACTAAGCTTGCTGAAACTGTTCAAGGTGCATTAGATCCATTTGGTAAGTTTGATAACAAGGTAGAACTTACTTCGGCTCAGATGTTAACTAATATGCAGTCCCAGCTTGATGGTATTGGTACATGGAGCGAAAACCTTAAGAAGTTAATGGGCAGGGTTCCGGATAGTATTATCCAATACTTCCAGGATTTAGGTCCTAAGTCATACGAAGAAGTAGCTGCTATGGCTAATATGACAGAAGAGCAATTAGCTCAGGCTACAGAACTCTGGAATCAGCAGTTAGAGATTGGCAGAAACATTGCCATCGATCAAGCTAATAAATATCGTGAAGTAGGTCAGGCTATTACAGATGGCTTAAGCGAAGGTGTTGACTTGACAGCTGTCGATGCAACAGGTACTGCTATAGGTGATAGTGTGCTTAATGCTACTAAGACTACATTAGGCGTACATTCACCTTCTACAGAGTACTTTGCTATTGGCGGGTTCTTGCCACAAGGCTTAGGTTTAGGCGTTAAGCAGAACACATTCCTAGCTACTCAAGCGCTCATAGCCATGGCTCAGCAGTGTAAGAAAGTTACCTATCAGATTATCAACGAAGAAGCTGGTGAAGAGATTGGTATGTTCTTCATGAGAGGTCTATCTAGAGGTATTCTTAATGGCGAGTCTAGTGTTATTGAAGATTTAAAGTCTATGGCACAGAGAGTTATAGCTGCTGCTCATGCTGCATTTGATGAACACTCTCCATCTAGAATCTTTGAGACTATCGGTATCAATCTTGACAGAGGTTTGGGACAAGGTATTGACAAAGGTACAGATGTCGTACTCTCAGCTACTCAGAATATGGCTGATAACACCATTCAGATGATGAATGACATTATCAGACACATATCAGCAGAGGTTAACGACTCTCCTGAGCTTCAGCCTGTTATCAGACCACGTCTTGATTTAACAGCACTTCAAAATGGGAAGTCTAGAATCGGTTCTATGCTAGACAACCCTGCTTATGAGATGGCAACAAGTGTAGCTTCAAACATGGTAGCTTCTACTGTGAATACACCAGATACACCATCTCAGCTTGGAACCACACAGAATATTATTATTAACCAAACAAATAATTCTCCTAAGGCGTTAGATGCGTATGACATCTATCGTAATACGAGAAACCTAGTACCACAATTACAAGGAGTTTTATCATGATAGAATCATTCACAATTACTAACCATTTAGGTGAGAGTTTGGTTTTGGAGTTGACTAACCCGGAGGAATCTGGGTTAGTTATTACTTCAGTTACTGGACTCGGACAGGTTGATGCAGATGTTAACACTACAAAGTTAGCAGGCAGCGACTATTCAATTAAGAACTCAGCGTTTCTGATTGAGAGGAATGTTGTGTTCTCAATTAAATACTATGGAGATGATATTGAGGTAAGTAGAGGAACTGCTGATAGAATCTTTCCTACGTCTAAGGCAGTAACAATAGACGTAAAGACAGACTATAAAGAACTTACATTTAATGGAACAGTAGAGAAAAACGAACCTGCAATCTTTAATAAGTTATCAGGCTGTCAGGTTTCGATTAAATGTACCGATCCATTTATGTATGAAAAAGATGCTTTATCTATTCCATTTGGAGGAGTAGAGCCTATGTTTGAGTTCCCATTCCACTCAGATATTGAGGGATTTGGAAACGATATGATTGAATTTGGCAATATCCGTATAATCAAAGAGAAGTCTATCTATTATACAGGAGAAGCTGAGGTAGGATTCACTATTAACATACATTCTACTGGTATTGTTAGAGGATTTACTATATATAACTTAGACCAGAGGAAACGTATAAACATCGATGATGATATCCTAACTACAATCACAGGTAGTGGCATTATTCAAGGTGACGATATTGTCATTTCTACTATTAAAGGGCATAAATCAGCAACTTTAACAAGAAATGGCATTACATATAACATATTGAACGCCTTAGCAAAGAACAAAGTAATTGACTGGTTCGAATTGCAAAGAGGCGACAATCTCATGGCTTACTCAGCTGAAGAAGGAGAGTACGACATGATGATAAACATTAAATACAGGATTTCTCATAAGGGTGTGTAGCATGGAATTTTATATTTTAGATAAGGATTTTGCTGTTATCGACATATTAGAGTCGTTCAGTTCAATGGTATGGAATGAAAAATATTATTCATACGGCGACTTTCAGACGAGTATATCTGGATTTGCAGAAGTTGTTAATAACCTTCGGAAAGACTATTATATTTCGAGATCCGATAGTAATAGTTTGATGATTATCGAGGGCTGGGACCCTAATACCAACACAACTGAAGGTCACCAGATTATGTACACTGGTAGAGACCTTAAGTCTATATTAAAAAGACGTATAATATGGAAACAGACGACCATAAGCGGTAATTTCCAGAATGCTATTAAAAAACTTGTTACAGAAAATGCTATAAGTCCATCAGACCCTGATAGAAAAATTCCTAAACTTATATTTGAGGAAAGCACTGACCCCGCGATCACATCAATAACCATCGAAGAAATGCAGTTTACAGGAAACGAGCTATATGAAGTAGTTGAGGCTCTATGCAAACAGCATAAAGTTGGATGGGACATTATTCTTAAAGACAATCAAATGGTCTTTAAATTATATTCTGGTAAAAATCGTGGAACATCACAAGTAGCTCTACCGCAAATCACATTCTCAGTACAGAACGACAACTTAATATCTTCTAATCATAAAGTTGATACTAGTACTTATAGGAATGTAACGCTTATTGCAGGAGAAGGAGAAGGTTTAGATAGAAAGACAGCTACTTATGGCTCTGCTTCAGGACTAGATAGAAGAGAGTTATTCACTGATGCTAGAGATATTTCATCAAACGAAGGAAGTGATGACGCAATCTCTCCTACAGCTTACCAGAATTTATTGATAGAAAGAGGAAAAACTAAGTTATCTGAGTGTAAAGTAAGCGAAGAAGTAGAAGCTACTGTAGATACTAGTGAGTACTCTATCTATCAGTTTAACGAAGATTATTTTATGGGTGACATCGTGAATGTAATAGATGTTTACGGTAATGAAACCCAATCTCGAATAACAGAGATGACTACAGCAATAACAGAAACGGGTATAGACTCACACCCTATATTTGAATACGAGGAGGTATAAGGCAATGCTTAGATCTGGATTTTTTAATTCTAAAAACCACGATAAGCAATATTACACATCTGATATATCATATTTGTTTAACAGTTTGATTAAGGATGGTGTGTTTGAGCATATCGGCGGTAAATTCATAGCTAGGGCTGGGTCTGGAATGCAGGTTGTAATCCCATCTGGCTTTGCTTGGTTTAATTCAACATGGAGTGCTAATGATTCTGATTATGTTATTAACATTGATGAAGCTCCATATGTAGCTAATTACAAAAGAATAGATGGTATATTCCTACAGGTATTTCCTGAGGACGATACTAATACAAGAGATAATGCCTTCTATTACGCTAAAGGAACAGAGACAGCAGGAACCCCTGCTAAACCAGTTCCAACACCTACTGATGAGGAAATCTATGTTCCAATCTGCTACATAACAGTTGAGTATGATGTTACTCAGATAACTGCTTCTAAGATAGAAAACATGGTAGGCAAGACAGAGACGCCATTCGTAACGGGTATCTTAGAGACCGTTGATATCACAGAGTTATTGGCTCAATGGGAAGCGCAGATGAACGACTGGTACAACAGCAAGGATGTCGCTTGGGATGACTGGTTTGCGGATGTTACCACTAATGATTCAGCTGAGTGGAGAGCTTGGTTTGACTCTGTCAAAGAGGATTTAGCTACAGTCGAAGTTGGAGAACTTAAGAATAAAGTTGACGCCTTGACTAGTATGTATGTGCAGGATGGTACATTATACCTTCCAAATACAGCTGCTAGTGTATCAGGTAATAAGCTTATCCTTGGCACAGACTTATAAGGAGGTGATTTCAAAATGAGAATAGGAACATCTCTAAAATTAAAATTTAAAATCGACTTGGATGACTTTGCATATGACAAAGTTAAACGAGCTGAACTAACTATGCAGCAACATTACAAAAATGTGCTTATCAGAAATCTTTCTATAGATGAAGATTGCTTCTATATAAATCTAACAGAGGAAGATATGTATCTGTTCAAGCCTGAGAAGGTAAGAATTCAGATTAAGTTGGTATATCCTGACGGTAAGGTTATCGCTACTTGCATCCATGAGAGACTTATTAAGGGGATTCTTAACGACGAGCTCACAACAGATGTAAAGTTAGCTGAGGAACCAAAAAGAGACCCTCAGGTTATTAATCTACATATTGAAGAAGAGTTTGTTACTGGTGACGGCACCAATGACTATAACCAGCTTATTAACAAACCAGTTGTTAACGGTACCACTCTCGAAGGGACTATGTCTTTACGAGATTTAGGAATAGTAAAGCCTTCCAAAGTTGAAGGTGAAAACTTATTATTTTCTTAATTAAAGGAGGAAAGAGTTATGCCAAATCCATTAATTTCCCAAATCACATTACCAGTTGAAGTTGAAGGCCAAATGGTCAGCACAATCTTTGATATCAAGGATGCTACTGCTCGTCAGATGATTGAGGACCTCGGTCATGCACTTTACTGGATCGGTGTTACAACCACAGCTTTAACAGATGGTGCTACAACAAATCCAATCAGCGTTAACGGAGAAGACGTTACTGCTACACTTGGCGGTATGGCATCTTATGATGGCCTTGAATTCGTATGGAACGGTTCTGCTTGGCAGGCAATGGGTCATGCTAACTTTGGTGCTCTTGCATTCAAGTCTTCAGCATCTGGCTCATACACACCAGCTGGTTCAGTAACTGTTACACCAGCTCAGGCTGCTGATACAACAGCTGCAGTAGTACCATTCGGTACAGCTAACGTTCCTACAGCATTTGCAGTATCAGGTGAGGTTCTTACAATCACACCAGGTACTGCTGCTACGGCAGGTACAGCAGTTGATGTTGTTACAGCTTCTGGTGCTGTTACTATCGAGACAGCTACATTCTCAGGTACAGCAGCTACTGTTACTGTAGAGTAGTAATTACAACTGAATATCATTGAGGGCTCAGCTTAGGCTGGGCTCTTTTATTTTATCAAAATGGGAGGTAATAACTATGCCTTATATCTCAGAGATAAGTCCCGATGGTGGTACATCTAGATTTGACTTAAAAGATAAAAACGCACAAACTAAGAATTTAACGAGTCCCATAGAAGTCGGAGGGGAACAACAGTCTACAGTTGAAGATTGCTTATCTGCTCTAGCTGAGAGCGGAGGAGGCGGAGGTACAGATGCCTATGTAGACGGTGGTACATTATATTTGCCAACAACGAAAGCTTCCGTATCAGACGGTAAGCTGATTATAGGATAGAGGAGGACAGTATTATGTCTAGTATAGATAAAATTAACGTAGGCGGAGTGGATTTTGAGATTGCATCGTCACCTACACCAGTAATGGCACCAGTTGAAACAGGTACGACTGCTACACAGGCATATGCAGTCGGAGATTATGTAATAGTAGGCAGTACACTACATGAGGTTACAGCAGCTATTGCCATTGATGACACATTCACAGAAGGCATCAACATCTCTACTTCCACTAGTTTAGGAGATGAGATTAATCAATTAAATAATGATTTAACTGTCATAAATAGAAAAGTTGGTAACGGAGTTAGAATCATAGGAATAACAAGTGGACACGGTAGTGATAACAATGGTCATACTGTTAATCTTAGTGATTTCAATTATTATCCATCTTCAGCAGACGATTATATTGTACTACTTGAAGTCAAAGGTGCAAATAACACAAGTTTGTTCCCAACCATAACGTCAAAAACAACAACTTCATTTCATGTTAAAGATTTTCAAACTGGTGTTGGTGCTGGTGATTGGAATGCTACAATTTTAGCTTTGAAATAAATAGGAATTTAACACACTAAAAAATTACACATAAAAGAAAGGACATCATAGATGAGGCATAAGCTTGATACGAGGAGAAGGTCACCTCCCAAGCATTTCATAATACGGAACTAAGGAAATCGAACCGGTTATGAAATGGACATAATCGCTGACCAACAATAGTTATTGGTTGAAATTCAAAAATACAGCTGTAGTACAAGCGGCCGCCTGATAAGCGGAAGAGGTTGATTGGTCCTCAGTAATAGAACGCTGCTATGGATGTATTTTATTTAGATACTTGCTGTCGAGTGCGCATTAGACAGATAGTATACAGTAACTTATTAACCGATACTTCATAAAAATGAGAAGTACTGCTAACTGCAAATAATTATGCAGAGAAAGGAATACATTATGGGATTAAATGAATCCAATGGAAACATGGTAATGCCAGTAGGCCCAATGTATGGTAATGGCTATGGCAACAACGGCTGGAACAATAGTGACTGGATGTGGATTTTGTTTCTCTTTGCTTTCATGGGCAACTGGGGAAACAACGGAAACGGTTTTGGAGGAGGTAATGGCTCTGCAGGATCTATGCTTCCTTATTTCACTGCGCAGAACACCGATGCTGCTGTCCAGAGAGGATTTGATCAGTCAGCTATTACTGGACAACTTTCTGGTATTCAGACATCATTAACAAACGGTTTCGCTAATGCTGAAGTAGCTTCATGTAATCGTGATCTTAACCAGATTAAGGCTACATATGATAGCGAAATTGCTTCAATGACTCAGAGATTTAACGACACAATGTCGATCAATAACAACTTAAATAACATCAACGAATCTCTTCGTGACTGCTGCTGTGAGAATCGTGCAGGTATTGCTGATCTCAAGTATACAGTTGCTACAGAGGCTTGTGCTGATAGAAATGCTATCAACAATGCTCTTAGAGATGTACTTGTTGAGGTTAAATCTGGTGTTCAGTCTATTAAGGATCAGATGTGTCAGGATAAGCTTGACGCTAAAGATGATATTATTGCACAGCTTCGTCAGGAGAACCTCTATGCTCGTGGACAGGCTTCTCAGATTGAGCAAGACGGTAGAATCGTCAATGCAATTTACAATAGACTTAATGACTGCCCAGTAGGTACAACTCCAGTTTATGGAAGAGTACCTATCTTCACTTGCAATAATCAAAATAATTGCTGCAGTTCCTTCTAGAAAGGAGGCAGCTTATGAAAAATTACATTGCTAATAAACAAAATGTTTTATTGAATAATCCAATTTTATTCAATGCTTCTAACTGCAACTGCACTGGATGTAGTAATATTTATCATCAGGATGGTTCTGGTGTATTCGTATTGTCTGGTAGAAATCGTAATAATAACTCTGCTGGAAACGAATATCAGGTTACATTCAATGGTAATATTACTGTTCCAACAGGTGGTACTGCAGGTCCTATTGCTGTAGCTATTATTCTCAATGGAGAACAGGAAGTAGAAAGTAGATCTATTTTCACTCCAGCTGCAGTTGATGAATATGGAAATGTTACTTCGACAACAGTTATACAGGTTCCAAAATGTTGTGGATGCTTCAACATGTCAGTTGAATATGTCTCTGGTTTGGTAGATGACCCAACAGGCACACCAGCACCACTCATTACTGTTGAAAATGGAAACCTTACAATCAATGGAAAAGTAGCATAGAAAGGAGGTTGAAGAGAATTGGATAAACTTTATGAAAAGACTAAAGACAAAATTGATGAAGGACTTGAGCAGTTAAACACTCAGCCTCTTACAGCAGAGAACGCTTGTCAGTATAAAGAGCTTACAGAAGCATTATATTACCTTATAACTGCTACATCAATGCTCGATTATTCTGAAGAGAATGGCTATTCTGGTACTTATACAATGGCTAGAGGTAACAACGGTGGTATGAGTCGAGGACTTGTACATATGCCTGATATAAAGATTCCACCTATGTCTAGAGATGGACGTAGAGGTATGGATGGTGATAGCGACGGAATCTATAATGAGTCTGGACGTTATATGCCTAACAGATACTACTACAGTGGACATACTGGAAAAGAGCATATGATGCAGGATCTTAAGGCTATGATGGCTGATGCTGATACAGAGAAAGAGCGTAGACGTATCAAGGATTTAATAGAAGATTTACAGGAAATGAAGTAAGAATTTCTGGTGCCGAAAGGTTAAATGACGGTAACGGGCAGCCAGACTAGTAAGTTCCTACTTATTTCTCATGGCATGGTGGAGCTGCGCTGTTAGTGTGGCTCCATTTGTGTGTCTTTAGCTTGTCCAGGGAGTAACATCGGTTCGAATCCGAAAAGACACTTTAATAATAGGAGGTATGAACTATGAAAATGCCAATTTTACCAGACCAACATTATAACAGATTAAAATGGATTGCTCAGGTTGCACTGCCAGCAATGGGTACGTTTTATTTTGCAGTAGCTGGAATCTGGGGATTGCCTTACGGCGAGCAGATAGTCGGAACAATTACGGCTATTGATGCTTTCCTAGGAGCATTACTTGGATTATCAACTATGCAGTATAAGAAGAGTTTAAAGGAGGAGTAAATTATGCCTAATGAACCAATAAGAGAAGTAGTTGTAAATGGTAATTCATATCCAATAGAAGCTGATACTAGTTCTATTGAGGCTCAGTTAACAGCTGAAGATAATTTAAAATTTAGATTTGCTACAGATGGAGACGGTAACTATGGTTATCGTGGAGCTGATGACAGCTTTGTCCCTTTTAAGAGTGGAGCTGAATTAGTAGGAACTTATTCATCAAATACCACTGTTAACGTTTCATCTTATGGAGCTAATTCTGCATCACAATTTGTGTTAGTTCCCTATCAAAGTAAAACTGTCACCGCAACTTGCAGAACTTATGTGCAAGCCCAATTTTACGGGATTCATGCTGATGGTATATACACAAACGGAGTACTTTCATTAAGTAATAATAGATTAACTGTCACTTTACCAACAGTAAAAGTGTCACTTGCTGCAGCAGAAAGCCCGGTAGCCGAGTCAGCTATACCTTGCAAATTGTATTATATTGGATAACAATTTAACGTAGTGAAAATAGGAATTTAACACACTAAAAAATTACACATAAAAGAAAGGAGAACTATCATGGGGTGGATACCATATAACGAACATCCATACGGATACACAATAGACGATTGTGTTCTTAGAGCTATAGCAACATATTTTGATATCTCATGGGAACAGGCATATTTGATGGTTGTGGCTAAAGGATATGAGATGAAGTTATTTCCTACTAACATGAATCTTGTATGGGAATCGATGCTCTTAGACAGAGGATTGACTAAGTATTATGTTCCAAACACTTGTCCTATGTGTGTAACCGTGGAAAAGTTCGCTAATGACCATCCTCATGGTAGTTACATCCTTGGAACAACGACTCATGCAATAGCAGTTATAAATGGTAGCTATTATGATACATGGGATTCAGGACAGGAATACCCTGTCTATTACTTCGCTAAGAAGGGAGAGATTTAACGTTGATAACACACAATAACATTACAACTGGTCAAAATCAACAGCCGATCATTAAGAGCGGAAACTATGTTATGAATTATATTTCGTCAACCACTTTTGGATTTGTCAATGGTGAAGACGAAGCACGAATGATTAACTTCAACAGAGGTTATATTAGAGGATACTTCTTTGATATGAACAGAAGTGTCTTCTATTACAAAGAAATTGATAATCTTGGACAGGTAATTAAGTTTGAAACATATGAGTATAACTTAGTTATTCCACCAGAACCAGAGAAGCCTGTAACACACGATGACTTAGCTAATATGCAGAATAATATCTTAGCTCAGATATCGGCAATGTTGCAACAGGGCAAAAAGGAGGATGATGTAGTTGGGTAATTCGATTATGCAAAACGGAATGCAGAATGCAATGGAACAGGAATATGCTTTATTCCAACAGAATCCACAGCAATATTTGCTTTCTAAAGGACTTAACCTACCTATGAATGCATTAGATAATCCGCAAAGTGCAGTTCAGTATATTATATCTTCTGGTCAGGGCACTAATGCTCAATTAACTCAGTTTCAAAACATACCAAACATATTTAGAAAATAAAAGGAGGAACTTGCTATGAAATATACAGTTCACGCTGGCCATGCAGCAAAAGGACATTTATTCACAGGAGCAGTAGGTTACTGTGAGGAATCTGTAGTAGATAGATATATCAAAGACTCGGTTATTAAGTGGTTGAAAATAGATGGTCACTTAGTC